TCGCCTGTCGTTTCGTTCTTGCACATCCAGTCCGTGTCGACTTGATCCGTCAGCGAATCCTGTCGCACCGTGATGTCGACGAAATTCTTTCCCGTCAGTCGCGCCGCCAGGACGGCTTCGCCGCCGAGACGCGGCTTGATATTTCCATAGACGACGAATGTCGCCGTCCCCGGATATCCGGGCGCGCTTCCGTAATCTGGCGGCGGCGGCGATCCTGCAGGAAGTCCGCTGCCGCGCTGATAGAAGCCGATGCGATATCTAAGCGGAGCGGATGGCATTGGCTCTTGCGTTTCGTTTCGGACGTTCGTCTGTCAGCACGGCTTTCCCTTCCTTGATCGCTTGCTGCGCGGTCGCTTGCTTCACGAGATGAATCGAATCCTTGCCGTAAGAGATCATCCAGCGCACGTCGCGCGGTTGCCAATCAAAGCGCTCGATGAATTTTACCCACGGCATCAGCGGATCAGTCTCCACAGCGTTCCGTCGCAGAGCTCGTCCTCCGTGAATTGACAATAGGCGAGCGAGTGCAGCCACTTCATTCGTTCCGGGTAGGAAGGCGTTTCCACTTGTTCAAGCAGCGTAGAGCCAACCAGCGCAGCGGCGGAAAGCGGCTCGACGAAAACTGGACAGCCCATAACAACAGACTCAACTGCAGCAATAGAACCGTGCGCGACGAGACAGTGAGCTTTTTTGAGTTCATCGGCGAGCGGCACTTTGCTTTCTTTGTCGCGGACTCTGATCGGTCGCTTCGTGAGTGTCTTCAGCCGCTCCAGCGTTCGCCGTGTCCAGTGCGGATCGGAGAACAGATTCCAGTAATCCGGCAGTGTATCAGCGATGACGATGTGATCGCCATTCCGATTCCACGGCTTCACGTCGTCATCGAGCTTCAGTGCTTTCCATCGATCATCAGGAACATCGTAGACTTGCCCCATCTGCGGGCGATTGACGTGCCAGCGATAGTAGCCCATCGGCACGCCAAGCTGCTTTCCTGTCGGAAGCCACGTCGCGAAGACGCGACGGAGATAGCCGCGATCCCAATAAATCCAAGTTCGTTTCCGCTGCGTCCAGAGCTCGATGTATTCGCGGAATTGCGGCGTGCAGCCGACGATGGGAATGACTTCGTCCGGCAGCGTGTTGATCTTGTGATACTCGTGTCGGACGACTTGCCCGCCCAGCTTCTCGATGTGCGCGCCAATGCGCTCAAACAACGCCAGTTTGAATTTTTTCAGTCCCGGAGGAATGAACAGCGCGACATCGCGCGGGTCTATGCGTGCGTCCAGTATTGTCTGACCCATGGGACGAATTCGTACATCCTCGGCTTGCGCTTGCCGATGAACGCGACGATCTTCGCGTCGCTCGGCAGATCGATGCTCCCCGTGCGCCATCCGGGTTTCTGGAATGCATAGATGCCTGAGTCCTTGCCGACTTTCCAGCCGTCCGCTTTCGGCAGCTTGTGCCATATCCAGCCCTGATCGTCGGGGAATTCATGGAACGGCATCACTTGCGCGAGCCCCGGCGAAAAGTCGTTCCAGACTTCCGCGTGATGCCCGCAGCGCAGCAGCATGATGCTCGCGTTGAACGGATTCGGATTAGTCGCATTTGCGCCCTGCAGAATTTTGAATGTGCTCGCCGTCTGCAGCAGCGCGTCGATCCGCGACACGAGCACGAGATCGAGATCGAGCGAGAGAATGCGTCCCTCGAGCCCGTTGAGCTTCTGCCAGTGCGGATCGAACATGCGCAGTCTGCAGAAGCAGCTGCGCGTCGTCAGATGACGATCCTGCAGCGGACGCACGTCGATGGACAGATCAGAAAAATAAAGCACTTGATCCGTGAACAGCAGGAAGCGATGCGACTCGTGCAGATATTTGCGGACGCCGTTACGCAAGCGGATCACGTCGATGTCGCGATACTTCGATCCCCAAAGCCAGCAGATGACATTCAAGTCGGCCATAGCACGCCGATGCCGTTGTCATTCGGATCGTGTTTGATCTCCAGATAGCGATGCTGCTTCTTGATCTCGTTCCAGAAGATCGGCACTTCGATCGGTTTCTTGTGCGGCGGCAATCCCTTCGCGCGGAAAAAGCTGATGTCGTGGAATGCGATCAGCTTGCCGATCTTGCCGTAATTCTCCCAATCCGCTTTCACGTACGGCAGCGTGTGATTTGCATCGATGAAGACAGCATCGAACGGACCGAGCGCGTACACGTCATCGATCACGCTGCGCTCCGTGCTGTCGCCGAGAATCAAGCTCGTCTGATAGCCGAGCTTGCGCAGCTGCTCGACGCATTCACGCAGCGGAGCTTCCGACTGCTTGAAGGATGTATCGCCATGCGGCAGATCGACGGCGACGATCTTCGATCCTTTCGGCAATGAATTGCCAATAGCCCAAAGCGATCCGCCGAACTTCGATCCGATCTCCAGATAACTTTGCACGTTCTCGCGCTTCAGCAATTCGATGAACGAATTCAGCTCTGACCGCCGCTGCAGAATCGCCGTCTCGCATTTCATTAAAGCATTCCCAACGTCGCCAGATGGACTTGCTCGACGGAGATGCGTTCCATCGCTTTTCGACAGTGTGAACACGAAAACAGACTGCCGCACGCTTCCGCTCCGCCAGTCAGATTGATGTGCATGTCATAGCCGATCACAGCTGGCGGAATGAAGCCGCCCATCAGCACGACAGCCGGAACGTCGAGCGCTGCAGCTGCGTGATGCATCCCGCCTTCCGGACCGACATACGCGCGAGCGAGCGACAGCAGCGCGATCACTTCGCGGAACGTATGGAATTCGAATGTCGTCACGCCGCGCAGCATCCTGCGCGAATTCTTGTGTCGGAATTGAACGATCTGCACGCCTTCCTTCTGCAGCAGATATGCGAGATGCCGGAAATTGTTTTCGCCCCAATCCTTGTTGGGCGCGACGGACTTCTGCCATGGCACGTTGGGCTCGATGACGACAAATTTCCCGAGCGATGCGCGCGAGTAGTTGATCAATCCGTTCTCGATCTCGTCGAAGAAGAATTCTCCCGGCGTGACGTGAAAGTCGTAATTCCATAGCCAGCGAATCTTGTCCTCGCTCTGATGATTATAAATCCGCGCGCCCTTGTAGTGCTCGATCCAGAAAAGCTTATCGCATTGCTCGGCACCAGGCCGCGCGATGTTCGGGTTGTTCTTGAATATCTCCTCGCACCATGGGCCCCAGATGATCCTGCGTCCGTCCCCGAAAGCGGCGAGTCTGCCGCTGCGTTTCATGCCTTTCGCAAGGCCCGTGCCGATGATCTCGTCGCCATATCCCATCAGAGCGGATGATCCTTCGCCCAAATCGCGCTCGGCTGCGCTTCGACGTTCTGCGTGTCAGGACGCTGCACGAGACTGATCTCCGAATAATGCACGCGACGGAATCCTTTGGCGATCACAGTCGACTCGAATTCCTCGATCTCCTCACGCGATCCGCGCCAGACAAAAAACTTACCGCAGTGATGCGCTAGATGATCAACCAAGTGTAGGAGTGCTGGAAGCGCCATAATACGTCGCAGCTTGTGATAGACGGCCAGCATGAGCACGATGTCGTACTCCTGCCGATATGACTCGCCGAAGGCGCGCTTGATTGCTCCTGCTCCCCCCTGCAAGTCCACAATTTCAAAACGAGAGTCGACGCTTCTGAAATCAGCGAACCATTCTCTTGCTGTTGCGATTGTGACTTCGCTGGAGTCGAGCCCATGAACCACAGCAGCGCCGTGAAGACACAAATCAAAAGAAACCCAGCCGCGATTACATCCGATGTCGAGAACAGAAGCTCCGTGCGAACGTGCATATAGATCAGCAAGGCCATCGAGCCGAAAAGCAGAATAGCTAATGCATCGCCGTTGAATGCCACGATCAGTCCAGTCTGCCATCACGCCGCTTTCGGACCAGCGCGGACTGAATCATAAGCGCCGAACATCTCGTCCGGCTTCAGCGCATAGCGCTCGATGCCATAGCCCGCTTCCTGCGTCTTCTTCCACAGCGTCTCGACGAGCGGCGCGACGTCCGAGCGATTGTGCGGCAATCCGATCTGTCGCGCATATTCACCCCAATGCTTGCGCTTCTCCGCGTGCAGTCGCGGCAGCGCCCATCGCAGATGCGGCTGCGTCTCGACGCGCGTGAAATGGATCAGCTTGATATCCGGGTGCATCAGTGTCGGATATGTTTCGCCGTCGAGACAATTCCAATTACCGGAGAATTGCGCTGTCACTGGAGATACACGCGCGCGGACTTGCTTGTACATTCCCGCGATGCGTCGCAGCTGCTCCCAATCCGGCAAATCCTTGATCAGCTTTCTGAAGCGCTCACAGTCGATCAACATGCAGCAGTGCGTCGATGCATTCTTGGCTAGGATCGCCTTGCCGTCGAGGATCGTCTGATCCCAAAGCTGCTTGAGATCGGCGCGGACGATCTGATCGACGTCCATATAGATCGCCTTGCCTTCGAACTTGCAGACGTAGGGGATCGCCCAACGGAATGCGGAGAACGGCGTCGCCCATCCTTGCGTATTCCAGCCCTTGCCGCCGTGCGAGAACCAAGGAGACGCAGTATCGCGCGACAGCTTCATCCAGTTGAGCTCGATCTCGTCCTTCGTGTAGTGACGCACCGTATACTCAAGCATCCCCTGAGCTTCCAAGTCTTCGCCGTTCGCGCTGCAGCCGACAAAAAGTCTGATCATAATCCCCACCGTGCGAGTGTTGCCTTGAGCTCGATTCGCTTGAACATTCCCACAGCAGAGAACATTGAGCAATTAATAACTTCGATGCCGAGCTTCTCCAGCTGCGGCGCGGCGTGCTCAAGCCAGCGCTTCCAGCCAACGAAAGTGCTCTGATCCGGATTGTTGAGCTCGACAGGATGCGTGCCGTGCCAGTGAATCTTGTGATCGATGATACACGCATCAAAGCCGAGCAGCGCGATCCCTTTCACTTGCAGCTGCGCCAGCCAATTCAAAGCTTGAAAGCCGCCGCTCTGTCCTGATCCGACTTCGCCCCACTCGTCCATCAGAAGCCACTCGCAATATTTCCCGTGCTGATTCGGCTTCGGTCGCAGCTTCAGTTGTTTTAATTCCGGGAAGAGCCGCGGCGCGATCTGATCAACCGTGATCTTGAGTCCGTTGAACTGTTTCGGAAAGCGCAGCTTCCACCATTTTTCGTCGCAGGAATACAGCGCGTCTGCCCACGGCGCGAGTTGATGACTTTCATTGATAACAACGCAGCGCAGTTTGCCACGGACATGATCAACGTCGCTGCGCTTGACGGATGCTCCTCCGCCGACGAGCGCGACATATTGATTCTCCCAATGCGGAAACCAGTCCGGACGAACGCCTTTCAAGCCATGCTCTTTTGTATCTTGTGACGACGCAGCAGGATGTCAGCGCCGAACGGCAGGATCGCCAAACGCGTGTCCGTCGTTCCTTCCGCGCCTTCCATCCAGTTCGCCACCATCAGCAGGATCGCTTGCTTGATGTTGCCGGGGACTTTCGCCGCGAGATCGGGAGGACTGCTGCTGTCGGCGGGATATCCGGCGACGAAGTCGATCCGCACCGTGTTGATCGCATCGAGCGTCGATGGCCATGACTTGCTTCCTTGCGGCACGATCCACCCGGGCTCGCTCTGCGTGTCGACGAAAAAATCCCCCGCATTCACTGTCTGCACGTTGCCATTCGGATCATCATATTCGATCTGCGTCACGGACTGCAGCGGCGGAAGCGGGATCTTGATCTGCCCGTTCATGTTCGTGCTGCCGAAATTCCAGCCCCAATAGGAATAGGGATTGAAATACGAAACAGCGCCGCCGCCGCCCGTTGGGAAACCGTCGAGCGTCAATCGCCACGTCTGCGTGATGAGTGCGCGTCCGAGAAAGCCCCATTCGCCGTCGATGAAGTCCGTCGCCGCCTGAATGTATCCGGTAATCTGACTGTCGAAGTCAGGAACAGTCACGCGCAGCTGCATCTTCGCTTGATCGAGCGTGATCGGCAGAACGGCCGGGTCAATAATTCTTTTCAGTCCTGTCATGCTGCGCGTCTCTCCGTCACTGATCCTGCTCTGATGTTCGTGTCCTGCGTCCTGTTCTCGTTCGCGGGCCCCGCGCGTGCGTCGACATCGTGCGTGCGATTGTCTCCAGTGCTGCCGAATCCTTCGCCGCGTCCTCCTGTCGGCAAGCGACGAATGAGCGTCTGCGAAACGCCGCGCGCCTGGCCGAAACCGTCGCAATGGAATTCTGCATTGATGCGACTGCCGAAGCCAGTGCCGAACGCGTCGCCAAATCCGGAAGCGTGTCCGACGCTCCAGTAGATCGTCGCGCTCGCGCCGCTGACGATGGAGATCGAGAACGCAGTGCCGACTGCCGCAGCTGTCGCGCGTCCTGTCGCGTTCGTTGATCCATTGCCAGCAGCGCTGCCCGTTCCCACACCGAGCCCGAGCGTCTGAGCGCTTGCCGTTCCTTGTCCGCTCGCGTTGCCGTTTGCTGCGCGGAGAGATGATGCTCCAGCTGCAGCTGCTCCCGATCCGGAAGCACTTCCGACAGCGGAGACGATCCCCGTACCTGTCGCTTGCACGAACGAGATCGAGAATGCAGTGCCGACAGCTGCGTTCGTCGATCTGCCGACTGCAGCTGCAGCGCCCGTTCCTGCAGCGCTGCCGACATTGCCCTGCGTTCCTTGTCCGACACCATTCGCAGCGCCGATGCCCGAGGAGTTCGCGACGGAAGCCGCGAAGATCGCCGCGACTGCGTTCGCCGCCCCGACGCCGCTCGCGGATGCATTGCGCGCGACGAATGCGAGCGCTGACGCCGCCGCCGAGCTCGTGCCGCTGGACGATCCGACAGCGGAGATGATCCCCGTACCGTTCGCAGCTGCGCTTCCCGATCCAGATGCGCTCGCCGCGCTGCCGGATGCTGTCTGACTGACGCCGGATGCGCTGCCGATTCCTGACGCGCTTCCGACCGCCGCGACGATCCCCGTCGACGCTCCTGCAGCCGCCCCCAAACCCGCAGCGGAGCCCGTACGTGCGACGAATGACTGTCCGGAAGCATTTCCAGCCCCCACGCCGCTGGCAGCGCCCGTGATCGCTGTAATGGCTTGCGAGACGGCATTCGCAGCGCCAAGTCCGCTCGCCGTGCCCGTATTGCCCGAGAATTGCGATCCGACTGCCGCTGCAGCGCCCGATCCGGACGCGCTGCCCGAGCTCGCCGTGATCGCCGTGCCCGTTGCAGCAGCAGCGCCAATTCCGCTCGCTGATCCTGTCGCGAGAGTCGGACTGCGCGCGTTCGCCGCGCCCGTTCCGGATGCACTGCCGATACTTCCGACAATCGTGACGTCAGTCGCAGCTGCAGTGCCGACGCCGCTTGCGGAAGCCGTGCTTCCTGTCGCCGATCCGCTGACGGCAGCAGCTGTACCGACGCCGCTCGCACTCGCAGTCGTCGCGTTGAAACTGAGCGCGGATGCGCTTGCTGTTCCAGTGCTCGCAGCTGCTCCGCTCGCTGCGACTGTCTGAAAGCCGAGCGCGTTCGCCGCGCCAACGCCAGCTGCGCTCGCCGTGCTCGCGTTGAACGCACGCCCTTGTGCAGCTGCAGCGCCAGTGCCGAATGCGCTCGCTGTCGTCGCAGTGATCGCAATTCCGCTTGCGCTCGCTGCTCCAGTGCCAGCTGCGTTTCCTGCTCCAGCGAAGAAGACAAGGCCGACGGCGGATGCGGTCCCAACTCCCGCCGTCGAGCCCTGCCCCGCAGCGAAGGATCGTCCAGCAACCGAAGACGATCCGATGCCGCTAGCCAAGCCAGATGCAGAATTGATTCCCGTCGCGCTTGCGCTCGCTGATCCGCTTCCGGAAGCGCTCGCAACAGCGGAAACAATGGACGCGCCTTGCGCGTTGCCGATGCCGACGCCCGCTGCATTGCCCACAGCAGGAGCAAACGATCCAGCAGAGTCGGCGACTTGAATCTGCGCCCAATAGATGACGACTTGCGCAGTACCGGCAAGATAAACGGCAGCTGCAGCGCCCGTTCCGGATGCCGATCCGACAGTCGCCGCTATGAATGTACTAGCGCCCGCGCCGTTCGCCGTTCCGGAGCCAACGCTCGATCCGACAGCAGCGAGAATTGTTGCGCCGACTGCGCTCGCTGATCCGACAGCATCCGAGTCGGCAGTCGTTCCGACGATAACGCTGCCGACGCCGCGCGCATCCGTATTGATGTTTGGCGCGTTGCCGACAGCAGCGGCGACAATCGCACCTGTCGCCGTGGCCGCGCCTGTTCCCGCTGCGCTCGCCGACGACTGCGACGTGAATGCCGGGAGCGTGAGCGTCGTCGTGCTCGTGCGGAAGTCGACGTCGCCGGAATTGTTGCCGGAAGCTGTCGTAATTTCCCACGCGATTTGAACAAAAAGATATTCATTGTTCAGCGTGATCGTGCCGCCCGGCGTGAACGTGACTGTCGACGTTGCATCGACGGTCGTTGACAGTGCGCCGGTCGTCGTGCCGACGAGCACGCTCGACGTGATCTGCGTTGCGCCCGTTCCTGCCGCGTTCGTCGAGCGCCAGAGACGGCAGTTGACGCGCCCCGCTTGCGACGACGCCGCGCTGACAGCGCGGACGACGAAAGCGAGAGTCCAGTTGGCATTGGCGAAGATGCCGGTGATCGGCCCGTTGGAACGGAAGCAATCCGCCGTGCTATTCGGCGAACTCGCTGTCGTCAGCGGATTCGTCGTCGAGAAGCCGGTCGTCTTCTCCGTGCCCCACTGCAGCAGATTGAAATTCGCCGACGCAGTCTTGGCGACTTGCCATCCTGTCGTCGTGATCGTCGCGCCGGGATCGGTTTCCGACAGCTGTCCGTAACCGTTGACGGCGACATTCGCGAGAAAGAATTTATTCAGCATCGACCCAACGCCAGCTGTACGTGCAGCGCTTGTGTCGGAGCGTATGCGCCGGGATGGACGGCCACACGACGCAGCCCTGCAGATAATACGGATGCTTGCCGTGCCCGATGCATAGTCGCGTGCCGTCCTCTCGTTTGCGTCCTAGCAATGGACACATGCCGTCGAGCTTATCCGGCCATGTGCCGCGTTTCGGATTCCCTTCGCAGCAGTCGCCGCACTTGCAGCAATAGCCCTCACGCAGCCATGTCACGCCGCTGCCTCGAATTCCAAGAACAGATTCGTCGGGTCCGTGATCGACGTGAATTGCGGCGATGTTAGAACTTGCTCGACAGTCGTCGGCGCGGAAGGACATGGGAAGTGCGTCCACTCCGCGATCTGCGTCGTGCCCTGCATCAAGCGGACTTTCAGATTGATCGAGCCCGTTCCTTGCGTACCGCAGCGATAGAACACGGACATCGGCTGCTGGATCGCGCCGCTCGGATCGCTGAGACGAACGCGCGCGATATCGCTGATCGGCTCAACGGACGAGATGATGTAATCCGAATTGTTCGGCACCATCTCGTCGATGGATGGAACGAGCGTCGTGCCGCCGACTTCATTGAGCCAGCTGCCATCATTGTCGTCCGCGTCCGGAGTGATGATCGACGCAGTGCTCTGGAAGAAGAACGTCCAGCCAATCGCTTCGCCGACGCTCGCAGCTGCTCCCGTCGTCGAGACGACGATGCTGCCCTGTGCTGCAGCGCTGCCAATTCCGCTCGCGCTCGCTTGCGCATTGAGGATCGTCGTCGCTGTCGCGCTTGCACTGCCGACGCCGCTCGCTTGCGCGGCATTTGCGGCGAATGACATGCCGACAGCGTTCGCCGATCCTTGTCCACTCGACGCGAAAGCCGTCGAAATAACGCCGGAAGATTTTCCAGATGCCGCGCCCTGGCCGCTCGCGCTCGCGGCGGACGCGTTGAATGACGCGCCAATCCCTCGAGCGTCCGTGTTGATATTCGGCGCGTTGCCCGTCGCCGCCGCAAAAGCAAAACCCGTCGCAGCTGCAACACCGACTCCGCTCGCTGATCCAGTGCCGATGCCGAAAGCGACGCTCGATGCTGCAGCTGCGCCAATTCCTGCTGCAGCAAACGACGCAGCGATGATGAACGATCCTTGCGCTGCAGCTGCGCCAATTCCTGCAGCTGCTCCGCTAATCGCTTTGATCGCTGTCGACGTTGCATTCGCAGCGCCAACTCCGGAGCTCGATCCGACAGACGCAGCGAAAGAGAATCCCGTCGCAGCTGCACTGCCCACTCCGCTCGCGGACGCGCTGACGCCGTTGAATGCTCGTCCCTGTCCTGCAGCTGCTCCGATCCCCGCAGCTGCTCCAGCAGTCGCGATGATCTGCGCGCCCGTTGCTGCAGCTGCACCGACGCCGCTCGCTGCGAACTTGATCGCAATGATCGCGATGCTCGTTGCGCTCGCTGCGCCCACTCCGGAGCTCGCAGCGGACGCGGCATTGAAGGATCGCCCGACACCCGCTGCAGCGGTATTGATGTTTGGAGCATTGCCGGACGCAGCCGCGAAGCTGCGTCCTTGTCCTGCCGCTGCTCCAGTGCCAGCCGCGCTTGCGGAGCTCGCGGAGAATGCGACTCCTCCAGCTGCAGCAACACCCGATCCGCTCGCTGCTGCGCTCGCTGCGTTGAATGCGACGCCGACGCCGCGTGCGTCCGTGTTGATATTCGGCGCATTGCCGACCGTCTGCGTGACGGCCGTCCCTGTCGCAGCTGCAGCGCTCGTTCCGGACGCAACGCCGCTTGCGCTCGTGATGACACTAGTGGTCGGAGCTTGCCCTAGTGCCAGAGTGCCAAGGGCATCGAAAAACATGAGTGGCCTACATCGGAATCGCTACGGATAGCGCGTTATCTTGTCCGTAATTATAAGTGTTCGCATCTGTCGTGCTGTTTCGTTCCAGTGCAGCGATAAAATTCCAGCCAATGGCGACAGGCATTCCACCAGCCACAAGCATCGTGCTTTGCACGGGAGCATTGCCCGATGTGTATTGTCCTGCGACGGCTGATCCGCGAGAGGAAGCTACCGAAGTCGAATTAAGCCCAATGAAGATCGTCACGCCCGTGCCACCGGGAACGGTAGCCAATCCGACAGTCACCTGAGCAAAAACGGAATAGCTGTCCTCGGATGCTCCGAGAATGAAGTTCACTTGATAGTTGGATGACGCCCGCCACTGCCTGATCACGTTCGCAGTCGTATAGTTATAGGTCACTCCGTTGTCGACCACACCGGCGGTGGCAATGACGCGGTTGAACATATTCCAGACACCGAGTGCACCAGCCGTGGCGTTGCCTCCGGTATTCCAGACAACCTTCGAGCCGCTGTCGCTGCGTACCGTGCCGACGAGCAGGCCGCGATTGGCGGCGGGGCCGTTGGTGATATTGCCCGCGTTGAGATACATTCCATCCTGCAGCGTCAGCGAATATCCGCGTGCAGTGTCTGAAGTCCAAGCAGGACCGCGTGTGCAACGCAGAGTGCCAGCATCATTCCAGACGAAAACATCATAATTCTTGCTGGCGGCGACGGCAGCGGGAGACTTCGTCGTGTCAGTGAACAGCTGCGAAAGTTCGCTGAACTGATAATGATTCCACGTCTTGCCGTCCCACAACGGAACGTAGCTGCCTTTGTACGGCGTGTAATAAAGCGTCGTGGGGCTCGCGACCGTCGCGATCATCACCGGAACGCTGGATGTTAGCGTCAGGCGACCGCCCGGGTTAAGCGGAGCCGCGATCAGGTCTTCCGCGCAAGCAGTAATGAAAACCTGCGCATTGCCGGAAAGTGAAATCGCCGTGTTGGAATTGGTCGATTGCCTGACGTTGCGCGTTAGCGTCGTGCCGGAAGCCGTGTAAGTTCCGGTGCCAGCTTCCGAGTTCGCGCCATCGATGATGCCATAGGCGACGATGTCGCCGTCGTTCACGCCAGAACCGGCAAATGTCCTGTAGCCACTGACGGCCGATCCAAGTGTGATCGTGCCCGTACCGGTCGTCGCGGTGGTCATCCGCGCCAAATCTACTAGCTTAGCCACTTAGCGAACCTTATTCGGCCTC